CGATCTTCTCGATGCACAACAGATGCAGGATGAGATCCTACAGAAGTTCCAACAGCAGACTCATGAGTCACGTATCCTGGCTTTCACCAATAAGCAGGTCATGGCTTACAACGCTCATATCCGCGGCATTCGTGCTCTCCCTGATGAGTTCCAAGTTGGGGAATTTCTGGTTAACAATTCCGTCTATCACGGTAAGAAAGAAATCACCCCAGTGGAGATGGGTCTCGAAGTTCTCAAGAACCATGGAGCATCCACATATCCGATCGATGAAAAGAACGATGTGCATCTTGATGTAAATCTGTTGGACATGAAGACATCATCTGGAGACTTGCTGTTCAATGTTCCTGTTCCAACCAATCGTCAACATTTTAATGATTTGTCTAAATACTACTCCAAGCAAAAAGACTGGCTGAAATTCTTCTACCTGAAAAACAATATGGCAGATCTTCGTCCTCGTGACGCAGCTACGGTACATAAATCTCAGGGAAGCACTTATGATTCAGTCTTTGTGGATCTTGGTAACATCAGCACCTGTCACATTGCAAACCAAGCAGCAAGAATGCTTTATGTTGCTTTCTCGAGAGCAAGAACTCGTGTGTTCCTGTATGGTACACTAGCGGACAAATATGGGGGAATCCTCGCTTAAACAAAGGATTAAAACTTTGACCGACCCACGATACCTGTTCAACACAATCTCAACTATCCTTGTTTCCCTGTTCGATAAAGAGGAAGCCTATCTCACCAAGCAGGAAAACACGCTGATCGATCGTAACATCCAAGAGGGAGGCTCATACGACGGATTTAGACACAATGGTCGAATACACACCCATCTCACAGGTGCCGGCCGCTCCAGGGGCAAGTATGGACCTCTGATGGAGTCCCTGATGGAGCAGGCTGATTCAATTACTGATCAGCGTGCTGCTTTGAACCAAGAGAGAGACAGAATCAAACAAGCCTTTACCTTGGTTCTTCGGAACTGCCGATCACCACAGGACATCAGAGATGCCCTGCCAAATTCCATGAGTAGTCTCATCCCTGAATGTGAACGTCTGGAACGTACCAGACCAGAAGCATTCACCCTTGCAGATAATCCGAGATCATACGCCCAATATATGCAGCTACGTGAAAAAATCGAATTTTACGTGGCTTCTCGGCTGCTTTATTAGATAATCCTTGGAAAAACCATGCAGTATTTGACCTTTGGACCAGAACAAAAGACTTACAAAATATGCATCCTCGTGAACGAAATTCGCAAGGATGAAATCATCAGGTCCTACATCAAACCATATGGTCTCAACGAGAACGAGATCATCGTTATCAACTTGCACAGAACACCAGACAAGAAGAAGACACCATCTGCAGAACAAAAAACCTACATCGTCGAGGAGCTGGGTCCAACACTCATAGACTTGGGTGTTGAAATCATGATTGTTGGCGATGGTGACTACTTCAAAACTCTCACCAAAAGTCCCAAGGTTGATCCAGCTCTGGGATATATGAAGACGACTGAGTTCGGTCCCTGGAAGGTTACATATGTACCTAACTTCAGGACAATCTTCTCTGATCCACCCAAGATCAATCAGAAGATTGCTACCGGAATCAATGCAGTGACGACCTGGATGGATGGATCATACAAAGATCCCGGAATCGACATCATCAAATTCTCGGCCTATCCGGATACAGTTGAGGACATAGCCATGTGGCTTGATCGTCTACTGGGTATGGATTGTGACCTGACGATCGACATCGAAGCCTTTTCCCTAAAGCACTATGATGCCGGGATAGGTACGATCTCATTCGCCTGGTCAAAGACTGAAGGCATAGCCTTCCCAGTTGATATCCTGGATGATCCAGAACACTCGGACATATGTCGTGAATTGCTCAGGGACTTCTTCATGAAGTTCAAACGCAAGGCGATTTATCACCGTATATGGTATGACGTTTACGTCCTGATTTACCAGTTGTTCATGAAGGATATCCTCGATAATGAGGGTCTACTTCGTGGGCTGGATATCATGTTGAGAAACTGGGACTGCACTCAGCTGATATCTTATCTGGCGACAAACTCCTGTGCCGGCAACGAACTGGGTCTCAAGATACAAGCTCAGGACTACGCCGGTAATTATGCCCAGGAAGACATAAAGGACATCAGGAAAATACCTCTCCCAGAGTTGTTGCAATACAATCTTCTGGATACGTTATCGACCTGGTACGTCCACGAAAAACATTGGCCAACCGTGGTTGCGGATGACCAGGTGGAAATCTATGAGACTATCTTCAAGCCTGCGATCAAAGACATCATCCAGATGCAGTTGACCGGTCTTCCCATAGACATGGAGCAGGTGAAAAAAGTGAAAGTCGTCCTGGAAGGTATCAAGGAAGATGCTATGAAACGCATCGAATTATCTTCCTTGGTTCAAGCCTTCCAGGTCACTGTGGCCAACGAATGGGCAACCAGACGCAACACCGAACTGAAGGTCAAACGGGTCACCCCAAAGGACTTCAATGAGGAGTTCAATCCAGGCTCACCTGATCAGCTGGTCAAGATTCTCTATGACACCCTGGGTCTGCCAATCATATCCAGGACTAAGACCAAAGCTCCATCCACCGGTGGCAAGGTCCTCACATCACTCTTGAACCATACGGAAGATCCGCAGGTTCTGGCTTTCCTGAGTGCGCTCATAGACTTCAAGGCAGTAGACAAGATCATAGGGACTTTCATTGTAGCATTTGAGACCTCTGTGTTGGGTCCAGACGGATGGTATTGGCTGTTTGGTAACTTCAATCTTGGTGGCACCGTCTCAGGGCGCCTGTCGTCAAGTGGACCAAACATGCAAAACCTGCCGGCCAATGTCGAGATGATTCTCTCGGATATTCTCATGGAGCTCTACAGAGGAATCTTGGCTCCCTACGTCAAGAACGGAAAGCTCAGCCTTGGAAAGATAATCAAGAGCTGCATCAAGGCACCACCAGGATGGTTCTTTTGCGGTATCGACTTCTCTTCTCTCGAAGACAAAATCTCAGCCCTGACCACAAAGGATCCTCAGAAACTCAAAGTCTACACTGACGGGTTTGATGGGCACTCTCTCAGAGCTGTAGCCTATTTCGGTGACCAGATGCCAGACATCGATCCAACCTCTGTCACGAGTATCAACTCCCTGTCAGAAAAAGGTAGTAAATATGCTCATTTCAGACGGGACTCAAAAACCCCAACATTCCTGCTCACCTATGGCGGTACGCATATCGGCATCGTTGAGCAGTTGGGATGGACCACAGAGAAAGCCATAGGTGTCGAAACCAAGTATCATATGCTCTACAAGGTATCGGATGATTGGATTGCCGACAAGCTGAACCATGCATGCCATGATGGTTATGTCACGGTTGCGTTTGGACTTCGGGTCAGAACACCCAAGCTCAAGCAGGTCATCAGGGGAACTTCCAAAACACCCTTCATGGCCGAAGCAGAGGGACGAACAGCCGGTAACGCATTGGGTCAATCATGGGGCTTGCTCAACTCAAGGGCAGCCTCCGAGTTTATGGTAGACGTCAGAGTAGGTGCTCTCCGAAACGACATCAAACCATCGGCTCATATCCATGACGCTCAATATTACCTCCTGAGAGACAACATCGATGTGGTTCACTACACCAACACCTATGTCGTGAAAGCCTGTCAGTGGCAGAATCATCCTGATATCTGGCACGACGAAGTCAAGCTTGGTGGTGAATTCGGGATCTTCTACCCCGATTGGAGCCATGAAGCTGTCATCCCCAACGACGCAACCAGGGAAGAAATATGGTCAGTCTTCACAGACCACGTCCTTAAACTGACGCCGTAGCCTACGAAATGGGCTGATGTCATGACACATCAGCCCATTAACTTGATAATGTCCACAATTAACTGTGGTACCAAATTCGATAATCGCCTTTCAATATAGATTCAAACCTTTATTAGAGTCACAACGAAACGACTCCACGCGGTTATCTAGAAAATACTCACCCCATATTGGATTTTTATCTGGTTTTCATTATGAAGCCGGTTTAGGGTCTATTTTATCAAAAATCCGAGGAGTTAATCACCAATGGCAGATCCGACACTATTTCACTGGCTCGTATCCGGTCAGGTCGTAACCAAAGACCAGCACGGTAAAGAGCGTCAAAAAGGTTTCAACGCCATGCTGACCACCGTGCGTGAAGCTATTACCCGGTCGGATCTGGCCAAGGCTCAGGACGCTATGATGCATTCTTTCATAGATAAAGCACCACAAATCAAAGGTGCTGAAATCATCGACGTCTACATCCAGGGAACCAGTCTGTTGGGCCGCATGACCAAGCAGGAATTCCATCACGGTTTCGCCCAGGAGCTACATTCATGAACATTCATGTTGTGCCTCCCAAACGACTGATCGACACCACGAGTGAAGAGCGCAAGAAATATCCTATGGCAACTGGTTTGCTGGATTACTTCCCTGATGCATTGGCTGAAGTGGCCAAAGTCTCCTTCGAGGGGAACCAGAAGCACAATCCAGGCAAGTCCATGCACCATGCGAGAGGCAAGTCCATGGACCATGCTGATTGCATTCTCCGGCATTTAGCTGGCCGCGGTGGGTTCGATGGAACCCAGCGTGAAAGTGCTGCCATGGCCTGGAGAGCTCTCGCCCTACTCCAGGAAGAACTCGAACGAGATCTTGGTCTGACACTTCCCCGTGGAGCCAAAGAATAGACACCCGAATTCTGACGAGGTCACTATGAGACTTACAAACATTCACGGCATCAGCCTGCCATTGGCAGTCTGGTTGCTGCACGACGAATATGACTACATCAATGAGCCGAACTACATTTCGGCCACAAGCCTACTCAAGAGCACTCGTCAGTTGGTTTTGTCCCGTCGAGTCGACCAGGCCGATCGGGATGTCGATATATCAGTGTTCATAGCGTCCCGTATGGGAACAGCTATTCACGATTCCATCGAGAAAGCCTGGGCTACAACCGGTCAACTGGCCATGAAGAAACTGGGTTACGCCCCAGAAATCTACGACAACATCGCCATCAATCCTGAACCAGAACAGATTGCAGCCAATCCGGATATCATCCCGATCTGGATGGAAAAGCGTGCCTTCCGTGAAGTCGACATCAACGGTGTCACTTACAAGATCGGTGGCAAGTTCGACCAGGTGATCCAGGGTCGTCTGTTCGATGCAAAGTCCACCTCTGTCTACTCCTACCTCATGGGTAAGAAAGACGATGACTTCGGCATGCAGGGTGGCATCTATCGTTGGCTCAATCCTGAGCTGATCACCGATGACAGCATCTATATCCAGTTTGTATTCACAGACTGGCAAAAGGTACGAGCCAGAGGAGATGACAAATACCCACAGGCGAAAGCCTTTGAGTATCCGGTCCTCATGCCAACGATCGAAGAGACAGAAAAGTACATCACACAAAAACTCTCCGATCTCCAAAAATACATGAATTCTCCTGACGAAGAGATTCCTCATTGTACCGACAAGGAACTTTGGAGGGGTAGCTCAGTCTATAAATACTACTCCGATCCCGCCAAAGCTTCTACGCCTGGTTCACGCGCCACTCGAAACTTCGATGGCGACTTGTCAGCGGCCAATGCTTTCATGACAGAAAAGGGAAAAGGAATAGTGGTCAAAATTAATGGCGACGTGAAGGCTTGTGAATATTGCCCTGCCTTCAACGCTTGCAAACAAAAGGACCTCTACTATGTCGTTTGATCTGTCCACTGTCTCTCACCATCCGGCTCTCGAAGAGATAGTCGACGTCCTCTGCAACAAGACACAGAACATGGATCGTGGGTTCTTCAGAGCAGAAGTAGCCTACTTTCTCGGCAAGATGGCTTCATCAATGCGAGCCATGATTGTCACCAAAGACCGGGGAGAAATCCCGGTCAACATCTATGCCCTGGCACTTGCAACATCAGGATATGGCAAAGGCCATTCTGTGAGCCTGGTTGAAAATGAATTCATGAAGAGGTTTGAGAACCGATTCATGACAGACACAATGCCAGTGATTGCTGAGCAGAACCTTTGGGTTATTGCCAGCACCAAGGCTGCACAAAACGGGACAGAAGAACAGCTCGAGTTCGACAAGGCTACGACAGAGTACAATAATTATGGTCCGCTATTGTTCTCATTCGACTCTGCAACAACTCCCGCGGTCAAGGATATCAGAGCCAAGCTTTTGATCGCAGGTACTGGTTCCATCAATCTTCAGATCGACGAGATCGGTCTGAACCTCGTTGGTTCCACAGAAGTGTTGACTTTGTTCCTGGAACTTTATGACCAGGGACGAGCCAAGCGTAAGCTGACTAAAAGTACAGCTGAAAATCGACGTACCGAAGAACGGGACGGTAAAACACCGACAAACATGCTGCTCTTTGGTACACCATCCATGTTGCTTGATGGTGGGAATACAGAGGACCAGTTCTACTCGTTCCTTGAGACAGGTTATGCCAGACGCTGTATCTTTGGTCATGGCAAACGTATCAAAGCATCCAAGACCAGGACACCATCTGAAGTTTACACTCAGCTGATCCAACCCGGCAACAATGCCGTTATTGATAAGTGGTCCAAGCACTTCTACTCTTTGGCAGATCCGGCCGTATTTGGGTGGAAGATGGAAGTGGCGGATGACGTCAGCATAGCTCTGCTCACATATCGTATCCAATGTGAGAAGAAAGCAGAAGAGCTTACAGACTATGAGGAGATCAAGAAGTCAGAACTATCACACCGGTACTTCAAGGCTCTCAAGCTTGCCGGCGCCTATGCCTTTATCGATCAATCCACCGAAGTCGAAATGCATCATTTACTCTCAGCCATTAAACTGGTTGAGGAATCTGGGGAGTCCTTCAAAAGTATCCTCAATAGGGAAAAATCCTATGAGAAGCTGGCGAAATACATAGCCAGTGCAAATGCTGAACTGACGCATGCAGACCTGCACGACAAACTTCCATTCTACAAGTCGAGCCAGTCTGCACGTACCGAACTCATTACGATGGCCACAGCTTGGGGCTACAAGAACCACATCATCATCAAGAAGTCATTTGTTGATGGGATCGAGTTCTTCAAGGGTGAAATGCTCCAGAAAACTGATCTGGAGAACATCGTAGTCTCCTACTCGAACCATTGGGCTTACAATTATCTGGAGGAGACAGTTCCCTTCAACCAGTTAAATGTTCTGACCCAATCCCCTGGCATGCACTGGTGTAACCATCACTTCAAGAATGGTCACCGAGCAGAGGAAAACGTCAAGGCAGGCTTCAACCTCATAGCAATTGATGTGGACGGTGGAGTCAGTCTGGAAGCAGCTCACAAGCTGATGAAAGACTACAAGTTCATGACTTACACCACGAAGCGTCATACCGATGAGGAAAGCCGTTTCAGGTTGATCATGCCTACCAACTATTATCTGGAAATGGACTCTCTTGAGTACAAGGAGTTCATGAACGGTATCCTTGCATGGCTACCTTTCCCGACCGATGAGTCAGCGAACCAGAGGGCTAAAAAGTGGGAAAGCTTCGAAGGAGGCACATTCCACTATAACCATGATGGTGAATGCATCGATGTCCTGGATTTCATCCCCAAGACAAGTCGGAACGAGCACCATAAACAGAATAATGCAAGCCTTGGATCTCTGGACAACATGGAGAGATGGTTTGCTGGTCGTATCTCCAACGGTAACCGTAACAATCAGATGATCAAGTACGCCTTGTGCTTGGTTGATGCCGGCTGGGATCTTCCGACTATTCGTAGTCAGGTGCATGCATTCGATGCAAAGCTTTCGGACTCAATGGGTCCGAATGAGATCGACTCCACCATCATGCAGACAGTCGCAAAACGCTTCCTGACAGCGGCCTGAGAACCCACGAGCTTTTTCCTGGGTCTCGTAAAATCCAAATCAAATCGAGGACAATAAATGGCAGATCTGGAAGCTATGAATGAACAACTCGTCTTGATTTCGGGGGAATCCGCATCTGGTAAATCAGCCAGCTTGCGGAATATCAAATCCCCCGAAAAATGGATGTATATGAATTGTGAGGCTGGTAAGCGTCTCCCATTCAAGAACACTTTCGTGGTCGGAAAGGTTGTGGATCCATATCAGGTCCACGACGCTTTCGATGTCGCAACAACTCACCCGGACAATTGGGACGGAGTGATTGTAGACACTGTGACTTTCCTCATGGATATGTTTGAAAGCCAATACGTTATTGGTTCGGCTGACACCATGAAGGGTTGGTCCAACTATGCCCAGTTCTTCAAGACATTGATGCAGGACAAGGTAGCCAATCTCGGTAAACCGGTCATCATCATGGGTCACACTCGTAGTGAGCTCAACGAAGCAAAACATCAGATGGATACGTTCGTTCCCATCAAGGGAGCATTGAAGAACAATGGTGTTGAAGCTTATTTCTCCACGGTCGTATCTACCAAAAAGATCTCAATCCTGGAGTTGAATAAGTATGGTTCCGATTTGCTTACCATCACCGATGAAGATCGTGATCTTGGTTACAAGCACGTCTTCCAAACCAGACTGACCAAGGAAACGGTCGGTGAGCGCATCCGGTCACCAATGGGAATGTTCACCAAGGAACAGACCTACATGGACAACGATGCCCAACTCCTTCTGGATCATCTCAACGTCTTCTACGGCTCTTGATCCAGTAGCCCATCAACCAAGACTATCACCAAAGGAAAAACATATGACAACCATTTTTGGAACCCAGACCACTGAAGGTCTTGAAGAAACCAGCGACACTCTCGGAGGTGGCGGCTTCATCCGTGAATCTGGAGCTGTCACCGGTACGATCACAGCTATGTATGCCGGCAAGGCTGCCAACTCCAAGGCAATGAGCGTTACGATCATCCTCAAGGACGACGCCGGCAAGGAATATCGTGACACGGTCTGGGTCACGAATCGGGACAACAAGAACTTCTACGTCGACAAGAAGGACGAATCCAAGAAGCGTGAGCTTCCAGGTTGGACGACTATCGATGAGCTGTGCCTGGTGACGACCAACCAGGGTCTGGCAGAGCAGGTCTCTGAAGAGAAGACCATGAACATCTATGACTTCGACGCCAAGAAGGAAATTCCTACGGCAGTTCAGATGTTCACCGGTGTTCTCGGTAAAAAGGTGACACTTGGTGTCCTGAAGGAAACCAAGAACAAACAGAAAAAGGGAGACGATGGTGTCTACGTGGACACTGACGAAAGCCGTGACGAGAACGTCATCGACAAGATCTTCCACCACCCTTCGAACCTGACTGTGGTCGAAGCGCGTAAGCAGATCCAGACACCGGCTTTCTACCCTGCATGGGTCGAAAAGAACACGGGCCAGACCCGTGATCGCCGGAAGGTTGGTGGTGCTCAGGGTGGACGTTCAGGTCGTCCAGGAATGCCTCCCAAGGCTGGCGAAAGCGCCAAGGCTACCAACTCGCTGTTCGGTTAAGACAGAGTGTTGATACCTGTACTCGGCTGTGACCCATCTCTTCGGAATTGGGCCATGGCCGAGGCCAACCTGGACCTGACTACTGGCATACTGAGCAACCTTCATCTGACCTTGATTACACCCAAGGATCTAGAGGGCAAGCAGGTACGCAAGAACTCTTCTGACTTGCATGTAGCAGAGCAATTGGCTGATCCAATGATGTCCGCTGCACGCAAAGCCAAGGTCATATTTGTAGAGGTCCCGGTTGGATCCCAATCAGCCAGAGCGATGGCAAGTTATGGCATATGTGTCGGTGTTCTCGGAGCTGTAAGGGCTCTGGGAATCCCCATCATAGAAGTCACAGCACTTGAGACCAAACTTGCCCTTACAGGTAAAAAGACAGCTACCAAAAGGGAGATGATCACCAAAGCCGTAGAGCTCTATCCTGACGCCAATTGGCCATGGCATGCAGGAAAGGTCCCAGACAAGGCTGAGCACATGGCTGATGCCACTGGCTCAATTTATGCAGGCGTTCGAACGCCTATGTTCAAAAATCTCATGAGACTTCTTGAAGGAGTATAGACAACATGCAAATTATTCTAAACCAGGCCGATATTGAGGAAGCCATCAAGGCCGATCTCCTGGATCGCTTCCATATTGGTAGTGACGATGACCAAGAGATCACTATCGAGCTCTCTGACAACGAAGCTATTATCACGATCGGTGATCACGATGATCAACCCGAAAAGACTGAAAAGTCCACTGAGCCAAAGCCGAAACGTGCCAAGCGTCGAACCAAGGCTCAAATGGCTGCGGCAGCAGAAGCGGCCGAGGAATCTACTGACAGTAATGAACCTGAAGCGGAGACACCTCTCGTCGATAATGTTGATGAAGTCGAGGAGGTTGATCCAGAACCAGAGACTGATACAGATGTTGGGGCGCCTATCAAACGCACTCCAGAAGCCAAGACACCGGATACAGACGTCGATGAGCCTGTCAAACCGACAGCACTGAAGATCTTCCCTGACATTGGATCATCTGCTGCTCCATCGGCTCCTGAAAAGGAAAAGGATCCAGTTCAGGCAGCGAAGTCTCTCTTTGCTAACCTGAATACGGATGCTGCATAAGACGTGGCGCTCTTCAAGGCACTGGCTTATGCGGGGCTGCTCACAGTGGGATTATTCTTAATAATCGTTTGGATAATCCCACTAACCATTTTCTTAATAATCTTTGGTGTTATTGCTTTAATATCTTATGTGATTATCAAAGAAAGTACAGAAGATAAGAGACCTCCTTGATTGGAGGTCTCAGAGGAATGCCAGTTCACTCAAAAATTGGCTGCGCTCGAGTTCGCATGCAAAGAACCGGCATAATCGAAGGAGACCTGCCAAATGGGGCATTACCGAAGCGAGATGGTAGATGTCGACAAAGAGCGATTGGCAAAGCTGCTCAATCGCGGCGATTTAGTCGTCGGCATTGAGCACAAATTGAACACCGAAGGGCTGGCGTCCGTCATCGCGGATCTGCTCGAAGATGTGCATATATCAGGTATGCGAAACCGATGTCGCGAGCTTGGCGCTCGTATCCGTACCGCCAAATAACAGGAGGGAAGTCATGAGCGTGGAGATGGTTATTGTATCTGCTTTCGCTGCATCTGCCGTTTACATATACATTGGTAATCGCCTTAATTCTGTCATGCACCCGATGAGAATGGAACTGGTAGATAAGGCCGAGCGGCTATTGAAGTACTCGAATTTACGCGATGAAGACCGCGCCGGTATTCACGGAGTACTCGACCGAGTTTATAGCTACCGCGCGGCTTGGTTCCTTGCAATTGGCGTCCTTGTTGTATCTCTTATCCAGGCTGTAAGGTATTTATTTGGCCATAAGAGATCGGCAGATAATACGCCGTATAAGCGCGAACTCACTGACTTCGTGCGCGTAGCCGTGCCATGTATTTTGGCCAATAGCTTAGCCGCTACCATATTGTTTTCCGTTGTCATGTTTTTGGGCGTGCTGTGCATGCTACCGGTACGGAGTGCGGCGAGGCTTGTTATTCTGGCCGGCAACGGCCCCATCCAAGCGTCACACAACGAAGCCGGTCAAAACCACTGATAAAATATTCTGCGCTCTAGCTTGGTGCTTTTGATACATAAGACCGTACATTTGAGACAAAGACGCCGCCGCCCGCCTTGTCAATCTCAGCAAACAATAAGGAAGTCCGATGAGCGAAACAGTTATCCCAACCATGTCGTTGCGGTACGCCATGAAGCCGTTCCCGGTTAAGGGGCTCCCCGACGTTTTTGAATATAGGCCCATGCTGCAACAGCGGTTTGACAAGCCATCTGGCGGTCACGAATGGCGCGATGTGCCGACCGTCGTAGAAGACAACATCTAAAGGACTATTGAACCATGACTATTCCAGTTGACTTGGAAAAGCTCGCCAAGGCGATGTGTGGCGATGATTTCTTTACCTGCCCGCATTGCTTGGCTCTGATCGACACCAAAGACTGCGAAGTATCTCAGCATATTGTGAGTTACTGGGGTGATGATCTGCATGATTTTTCGTGCGACGAGTGCGGCGAAGATTTCGTCGTTAAAGAGACTGTTACGCGGCATTTTGATGCCGCGAAAACAGCCGACGATTTTCGATAATTCAAGGGAGGTATTATTTACCCTCCAACCAATAGGCGTGGTGGCGTCTTGGTGTGCCCACACCTAGAGAGGATGGGCTAGACCTACAAAGTCTAAGATCCTCTCACCACTCATTTGTAATTACTGACAGGTGGTCAAAGACCCAGTGGTAAAACAAGTCATACTTTGATTATTTCTAGACTGAGACTGCTGATAGAAAATGATCTCATCCGGTGTCATAGGCTTCACCACATAAGTAGGCTTACCATCTTTTGTAAGGCATTGAAGAGCTTGACCTGGAAGAGCCTGATACCGATCGCAATTTAACTCATCAACCAGATAATACCGACCATTCACATGACTCGCATATGAGGTCGTAGACGTTGTTTCACATCCTGAAACAAAAATAGACAACACAATCAGAACACGTTTCATATAAAAACCTCTCCCGTTAATCGGGAGAGGTTTTGTTATTACGATGTTTTTATCGTGTCAACGTATCGCTTGCATCCAAGGATTAAGCGAAAGCGAGTTCCAGGCCATTCCTGGTCCTACAGACCAACCCAGGCGACCCTGTAGCAACACGGATATGAAGTTATCCCCGATTGGTGAACCAATAGGAACACCAGCTGTTAGGAGAGATCTGAGGGGATTATGGCGAAGTGTCCACACTGCTTCCTTGATGATACGAAGCTTGTAGTTCCAGAACCAGAGCAATCCTACACTCTCAAGATATTGGCGCCCACGACCAGCCAGACGGTTGTAGTTGACGAACGCTTCGTTGACGGTAGCCACAGCATCCTGGTGTGTTGCCTTCTTCTGATTGATCTCATTATCGTAGAGGATGGCTTTACCCACAAAGTCACCATACTGGACAGCTCGAGCCAGACCCTGGAACAGGGCTGTGTCTCTCGTAACCAGACCATATCGTGAAACTGTCTGTAATCCTCTAGGAAGATCCCTCATCTTACGTTCGACCCAGTCTGTCCACTTGCCATCAGCAATCGCCAGATCTTCTGCGGTGACCTGTCCATTGGAAATGGCAGAGAACTCGCCGGCATCAATCAGAGGCCAGATGCTCATACGCCTGTAGGAGTCCTGAATCGCTCTGATTTGGTTCTCTAACTTACTCATTTCAGGAAGATTGTTCCTGGCAGTTGCTGATCTCAGATCAGCTTCCAGATCAACTTCTCGAGCTCTACGCTTGATGTAGGAATTGATCTCAGATGTCTTGGTTAGGAAGCCCTTGAGGATATGGCGAAGAGGAACCCCACGATTCAACAGCTGCAGCATATTGGACACAAGGTTTGCGCCCGGCACAATGACAGACTTGACCACAATCATGTTCTTGGCGTTGGCCACCAGTTCCTGGACATTCTTTTCAGCCCCAACCAGACCAACATAAGCGTTCTTACCAAAGATACCACGAGCTAGCTTCTCGAATTCATGAGCAGCTTTTGGATTCCATCGTGTCTTACCACTGAACAGATCGCCAACAGATGCCTGACGTTCACCCAACGTATCGAGCAGCATGTCACGACGTACCCAGAACTCATCAGGACCAAACACGTTCTTGATGTGCTCTCTTGCCTGTCTCGGGATAAGATTTGCAGCTTCGATCAGGATACGATCATCTTTATTGGATCCAAGTTTAGCAATGTTGACAAACTCACCTTGTTTTCCGTCTTTCACAGCCTTCTGCCAGATGCTGTGCAGGTTATCGACCAGCTCCATATTTGATTCCTGAGCCAGTATCTCTTCAACCTGACGACCACGCCATGCACCAAGCATTTGAGCCAGATCAGTGCTGCGGTTCAGACCAGTCAGTTTAGACACATCCGCGGTACGTTCGAACGCAACCACATTGCCGTTCTCATCATACCGAGGGAGTAAGTTCTCACTGGTTGATGGCAGATTACCTCTCTGCAATTGACGCTCGATCCGACTGACATCATTCGGATTGGTAATGCGACCAGCCATAACTTCATCGACTGTGAAGCCAGTCTGAGGATCAATACCGGACACAGTCTGATGGACTGTCTGCATAACGCCCTGACTGAAGGGTGCAGTTCCGGACACAGGAGCAAAGAAGTAGGCTCTCGGATCACTGACAAACTCTGCAGATGATCCCTTGTAAGAAGACAACTTCTTGTATCCACGGCCCAACAGGTGACCTGTCTCAGTCTCGGAAGCAATAATCAACGACCCACCTTGTTGGGCTTCTGACGGAATGTGTCCTTTGTAATGATTCAGTTTCGCAACCATATTGGTTCCGATTTTGGCAAGCTCATCGACCCGCTGACCCATGAGATAACTGATAGCAAACTCCAGGCCGGCACGGTCCTTTTCATTATGAGTAAGTTCAGTAATCTGATCCCTTGTGCCTTGGTCCAGACCCTGGATCGAATAGAGTGTCACCAGACGATCGATCTCTTCAACCAACTGGGTTGAAGGATTATTGTCCCGCATTCCACGTTCACTCAGAAGACGAGCAATCGCTTCTGCGTTGGTCATGAGATTATGACCCTGCTCACCGGTAATCATGTGATGACCGAGTTGCTTTGCCTTTTCGAGAAGACGAACTGACCGTCTTGGATCCATGCGATTTATGGACACTTCCAGAGCTTTAATCTCGAGATTGAGCTTCCTGGTATTGGTGATCAGATCCAGGGCGCTATCCAGACCAAAGCTTTTCGTGATGGATGCCAGATCGGTCTTGGCCAGGGACTTAAACATAGCAGTCCACTGAGCCTTGGTAGGTGGCTTGGCAAATTCCCTTGCCAACTTCACCGGGAGCTCGTCACGGAAGTTCTGACGAACCTGAGCCACAGCTGCACGAACCTTCGAGATCATATCGAAGATCAACTCGTTGCCATCCATACGGCCAATGACGTTTCCGACAGTGTCACGAATGGTGTTGAACTTGTTATGTTTGTTGAGCCAGCTGACCATGCCTAGCTTCGCATCATCGGACTTCTCTTCATTGAGTAGGGTAGCAAAGACATTGACCACAGTGGCTGCAGCCTTCACTGGTAGGCTCTTGCTGGTTCGAGCGATATTCGCGCTCTTCTCAGCCAGTTTTCCACTGACATCCTGGATCTTTTTCGCAGTCGCATTTTCAGCATTATCAATGAAGCTCTCACTTCGCTTTTCAATATGGCTCCTCTGATCACCGACATTGTCGATCATTGCAAGTGTGAGACGATCCAACGCAATCTGCACATTAGCATCTGAGCTTTTCTCACCGGACAACAGGATCGACAACCGGTCCAGTTCTGAGTTGGCCAGGTTTTCCAACGTCGCATCCAGAGACTTCTCTGGATTTTTGTCAGACTTTGGCTTCTCCATTTTGGAGAGTATCTCGCGGAAACCATCATCAGTCATGGCTAGAGCCAGGAACGAGGACAACAGTGAAGACCTGCCCTGCTTGTCAGTCTTGCTGACATAGAGACCCTGCAAGGCATTGAGGCGTTCGTTTGCCTGGGTCTGGTCGTTCTGGTCGTGAGGGTTCTTGTTCTCACGGAAGTCAGACACTTTCAGCTTATCTATGACATGTTCATAGATATCTTCCATGCGTGAAAGTGAGTTGGCATTCAGCTCCATGTTGGTCATCAGAGCAGTCTGAACCATGAGGAAAGTCGACCAGCCTTGCATGGTTCCCAGACCAGGGAAATGCTGAGCAAAAGATTTCGTGACATCTTTGGCAGCCAGATCTGTTTGAAATAGCTCTGCCTTGCGGATATCGGCTTTGGCTTTCTGAACCACTGGATTTGACGACCCAGAGTAGTTGTCCTTCATCCAGGAAACGATCCTGTTGTTGAACTTCTGACGTAGCTCGGATAGCCGGTAATCGGTTCCGAATGTCGCAGAATGATGCAGGACAGTTTCAGAGAAATCCTGCTGCAGATTTTTGACCTTGGACTTCTGAGCAATCAGAACCTGAGTGTTGAAACGCAGATTCGAGAGCATGTCAGTGCCCACATCTGGACTCGCTGTCTTGCCGAAGATCAGTGACTTCACTGCTTCCAAGGCTTTACCTATAATCCGGTTCAATGAACTGATCACATCGGTCTCGGCAGCCAGCGTGTTCAGGTGCTGGTTCGACAGGACCCAGGCCATGAACTCGTTTACCGCGGCAACTTTACGAGATGGATCCTTGTTGAGGCCACCAATCGTCAGTTTGGCTGAGTTGTAAGCATCCTGGATTGCCTCACTCTCAGATGAGACATCCTGGGCCAACCATTCATCCATCAACCCTTCGATACGTTTTACCGCGGCAAGACTTTCATTTCCTAGTACCTTGGGATTGTTATAGGCAGCATGCACCTTGTCGAGGGTTGCTGCATGGATAACTTCATGGGTCAACGTCTCAACAGAGATGTTAGAGATCAGGATCATCTTGGCAACTAGATCGATCTTACCGTGATGGTTGTTGGAACCACGAACAAAACGGTCAGCGTTGTACTCCTGTTCAAATGCATCCAGATTACCGGATGAACCAAACACCAATGTGTATCCACTGTTTCGCAGGCTTTCCAGTGTGCTTTTCAACACAGCTTTCTGGGTGTCCGTGGTCTTCTTGGGCAAAGCGTCAATCAAACCATCAAGCTGACGATCATGCATGACTGTAACTCCAGTCTCATCATCAAACAGACCCTTGGAGTTGATGTGATCACGAAGCGTATGGTTCGAGACTTTATCCTGCTTAGTTGGTTCGGGAACGATCTCAGCTTCTTGTATAATCGGAGCATTAAGACCCTTCTCAACACGCAACTCTTCGTAACGAGTCTGCATGGCTGATGCGATCTCACTCATCGTGGCATTTTCAGCCAGTACGAACTTACCTTTGTTGACGAATGGGCTCTCTGCAGATGCCATCTGGTCAACTGAAAAGTCGAACTCTGCGTAGACCTGGCGCCTGATATCAGTTTCGTCTGCATGCCGCTTCAGCTCAGCAAGGGTATCTTCCATAAATGCTCTTGCCACAGTAACAGGCAGAATCTCAGCATTAGCAACATCAAGCCGACCCAGTTTTGTCTGGGACAACTCGAGCTTGGCTTGGGCCCTGTGTGCGTCAATCAGGCCCTCAAGAGGGAACAACGTACCAACCGGGTCATTACCCATGAATGCTGCAAAGCTTTCATAGACGGCCCTTACTGGATTACCATCTCCGGTCCATGTCTTGAACACAGACTCGTTGACCATGGTCGAATACTCGTCGATCATATCGGCCGGTAGGTTCACACCATCAAACACATGAAGGACACGCTGCGCTGCCTCTGGATTATCAGCCAGCATGTTCATAATCATCTGGCCGTCACCTGAACCAATGACCATAGTTGGAGTGGCTTTCACACCTACCTTTGTTGGGCCATAGACATGAGCCGGCGTAAGCATGTCACCGCTCAACGATCCAGAGAACCCTTTTGGCATAACGACATCAATGAGCTTACCGTTAATATCGTGCGTAGTCTTTCCAAACAGCTCGGTATTTTCTCCACCTGACATCATGTAGCTTTGTGTACCGGTGTCTATAAGCGGAGAGAACTTGAGGAGCTTATTCCGAATATCGGTAAGCTGATTGTAGGAAAGGAATTCTCCATCCACATAATCATAACCTTCTGGGTCCGATTGCATAAGAGCAATCTGCTTTGTCACTTCATCAATGAAGAGACCCTTTAGGATGATCGACTGGATCTGTGTGGCCGCCTGAATGGTACTCGTCACGTCTTTGACGTGTCCGGTAACCTTCGCATCAATTGCATTTCGAAGAGGACCAACCAGGAATGTCAGGACATTATCCTGGAGAGTACCGAACTGCTCCTTGGTGAGTGTGAAATCTTCCATGGTTCCACTGATCTGAGAGTTGGATCCAGAGACGAAATACCCACCAGTTTTATTGTTCTTACGGACACTCTGAGAGGTCAATGAAGATAGATCATTCATGAACGCTTCAGTCTCACCAACCCCATAAATCAATTCACCGGTTGATGTACCAGTCTTGATCGACTCCGAGAGTTTCTCATAAATAGTGGAGATGAGCTCATTGGAGATGTTGCCGGCGATACCCTTTGGACCTGAACCATAGATCGTAATCGTCAGAGGGTTCTTGACCAATCCGCGATCGATAGAGATTTCGCCATCCTTTATTTCGATGTCGGTCACATTGAGGGCTGCAAGGAACCTCTTGAACTTCACAAAATGTGCATGCGCTTCAGGATTGCTCTGGGCAATCTCACGACCGAGATCGGACAGCAGAACCTGGGTTGCAATAGAGCTATCCTTATAGAGGTCGACCTTGTCTTCGTGGCTGTTGACAGTCTTTCCAATACGACCAAAGAACGCCCCACCCTTGGCCACTGCTGTGAGCCATTCCGGTGTGATGACACCAGATGCAAATAGCATCAGTGCATTGATTGGTCCGTTGGTTTTACCGTCCGCTTCGAGATAATTGAACGTCTCAAAAGCACTTAGATCAGTGCCATTGTCACGGGCCAGTTCATAACGAGCCACTGCCAACAATGAGTGCATGCCGTGGTCAGAGAGACCAACATCTTGGAGAAGTTGGTAGAGGGAACCATTGAGGTCTTTTCCATTTTTGTTATCTCTTTGCTCAAGCCAGGTTTTCATTTCCTGGATAAATGGGTAGAACTTACCGTCTTCCATCATGGTCTTTTCCATAACGGAATACATGACTTCGGACCGTGTCATCTTGTCGGTCTTCAACCCAATTCCCTGACCAACAGTCATCAGGAACTTGTCCAGATCCTTACCATTCCCAGAGAGGTCGAGAATCGACTTTGTGGGCATGAAGATTTCACGAGCTGTCTTGGAAGTCTGTGGATTGGAAGCTCCATCCATCTGGGTACGGCCCAGCTTATTGATGTGGTGCGCGTAAAAAGTAGGAACATTGGTTCCATGTTTACGTACCGATGCCATCTGTTTGATTATGTTCTGGTAATCCGCAACAAGACCACGTTGACGACCCTGAATAGATTTCCAATGGTTCTTATTGTAACCCATTTGGGTGTGCGTCTTCTTGAGATCCCCCTCCTTGTAAGGACTCTTGCTCATCAGAGTTACATAGGCTTCCTCGCCCATGGCTTCATAGAAATCAAACACCACATCATTTGGGAAATATGGCGTTTTCTGGGCATTGCTCAAAGCCCTCTTAGCCATATTGGACAACTTGACCATAGGGTTACGAAGCTGTGTTTCGTCCACCTCGGTGATGGCTGTACCAATGGAGTACCCTTCAACTTTACGGTCTATGAGAGCCAGGTCAGCCAACAGATCATGGGCACCATTGAGACTTTTGATGAGGTTTTTAACGTCATCATTTTGTGTATCAACCAACACACGGTTGAACTTCTTCTCGGTCACTCCTGGGAACGAGAGCCTCTTGTCGATACTCTTCTTTTTGATACCCAGCTCGAGCAATCCGGATTGGCCTTCACCAATATCCATGCCGTGTAGGATCTCCGCGGCAACAGCCTCTGGGATACCCTCAACGAATGCATCTCTTGTGTCTTTGTTGGCTTCAACGCCCCAGAACTTACGAATATTCTGTGCCAGGGACTGCTTGGCAGAGCTCAATGTCATACCGTGGTTGAAGTCTTCCAGGTGAGCGTAAGCTGTATCTTCGTCAACTCCCATAAGAGCTGCCACATCTGTCACTGACAGTGGAGCGGTCCTGTTGGATGCATTGATGAGCCAGTCTAGAGATGCGATGATAGCACTCTCCATCAGCTCCCTGTTATATACGTAACCGGTGTCAGTCTTTTCCATCAGGTTGAGGACGCGAAGATCACGGGACCGGATCAACTCTTCGCCATCCTCAATACGCTTCAGAAGGTCACCTTTACCTAGCTTATCCTGCAGACGCTGGTCCACATGAGCCTTCGTCTTGGCTCCGAGTTCCAGAAGTTTCTTGAACCCTTCTGCCTCTTTGGAGGTAACATCATAGTTGATTTTCTTGCCGTTCATGAATGCTACGAGTTTGGTACTAGATCCAAACAATCTGTAGAAATCACTCAATGGTTCATTGAGACCAAGCATCCTGGACTTCAGATCCTTGGACAACTTGAATGCCTTGTGGAACCAGTTCTTGTTGTTGACTTGAACCAGTGTCGGGAACGCTTCTGCGGTCGACAAAGTCGTATCACCCTCCTCTGACATCTGGTCGAGGATTTCGATCACTGACAGTGGTTCTGCTGGTGTTGTTTCCTGAGTTGTTTTTTCGGTTCTGGCGTCGATCAACGACCCAAGATCCGCAAGGTCTTTCACGACCTTGGTAACTTTAGGTGTTTTAGCGACTGGTTTTGTATCAGCCTTAACTTGTTCGCTTGACTGAATCTCTGCCTTACCGGTAGACTCCGCAACGTCAACCCTCGCCAGGGTCTCGTTAACGGGTTCCTTGGTAAGCTGAGACGGCGAAAGGGGAAGCTCCTCCTGTTGAATTTTAGTGTCCGTCCCGGACGTGGTAGCCTGGGATGATACATTGGATTCGATAGGTGCTGAGCTTCCCTTTTTATTATCTTGATTATTAGAGGCATTATCAGACTTAATATTAGTCTGATTATCTTGTGTATTATCAAGGAGTAACTTTGGAACCTTGACGTTCGGAAGACCGAAGTCAGGATACTGTTCCTTGAAGCTGTTGGACAACGAAGCGATCGCCATTGCTTCTGCATGGATCTTACGAGCTGTGCGCTCAGATCCTGCACTTCCCACATTTACGCCAAAGCCTTTTTCACTGGAGTAGAACTTACCCTTGGCCGGTGAGAATGCACTGTAGGCAACATTCTTACCGTCACCATTTTTGATGGACTGGTTCATTGCCCCAACTTTATTGATGTGGGATTTAGCAAAGCTCGTCAGGTGCTGAGCCAAACGTCGAGCCAGTGCCCTATCACCCTGACTTGCGGCGTGATTGATCCCAGCGACGTGCTGGGTCAATGAGAGTTGACCATCGCCTTTGCCACCCTCTGTTGCGATCTGTTTGCCAACAAACTCAGACGCTTCGTCTTTCTCTCTAGTCGCATCAAGCTCAGCTTGTAATTGATCACCCTGTTCAGTCAGGACACCTGGTTCAATAAGCCTGTTCTGTGCCGCGTAGAGCCTTCCAGCTTCACCGAGGGCAATTGCCCCACGAAGAATACGTCTACGCTCTGGTGACAGTGCCAGAGTCCCGTTGTCAGCATGCAGAAGGATTTGCTCGGCAACTTGAGTGCTCAGAGCATGCGGAGCCACGGTAGCGACATCCACGGCTTGGTTGACGATCCTGGTTCCCTTATCCGAGTTGATGTCAACACCGGTCAGATCCTGATCGGACATTCTCATTTCTTCTCGAGCCCATTTCAGGGACTGACTGATCTCACGGACATTCCTTATTTTTTCCAAAGCAGATGCATATCCCTGGAACTCCTTGAATTGAGGAGTATCCTGGGAAGCATTTTTGATGAACTCAGGGAGATCTTCCTTGAACAATTTCCTGTTGTTCTCGGTGAGCTTCAGAATGAATGTCGCTGCAGCCACTCGTTCGTCTTTTGACTGATCCTCATCAATGGCAACGACAGCCGCCATTATCAGAGTATCAAACCTATTGGGAACCTTTCCGGTTTCTTCCTTGAAGGCTCCCAGTTTCCCCATCAGTGTCTCAGACACACCACTAAGATCCTCAGCTGTGACTTGGGCAGCTTGCTCAATTTTAGCGATATAGGACTCAACTTCTGGTCCTTTTGCACCTTGTTCATTGGCAACTACTCGCAGGCTTTCCGCTGTCGCGGACGCCTGCTCCGTTGCCAATTCGATGACTGGAGACAGTTTCTCTGGGGATACAGAAGATTCTGCATTGTCAGAAGCTATGTCGTCTTCGCCTCTCTTTGTCAGATATCTGTAACCAGCTCCGATCGTGTGATCGAGGGTGAGACCAGCAGCCTTCAAAGCATTGGGAATAACGAGACCTGGGGCAGCGATCGCAATAGAGGAACCCACGCCTCCAATCACACCGACTGCAGCCTGTGAACCAGTTCCCTGGATGACACTTTGTGATGGATCGGCCTGGAACTTAGTACCGATATTCTGAGATGCTTGACCAGTGGCTCCTTGTAACCCCTCTTCAACTCCTTCTTTGAGGACGTTGGTCACCGCCTCTTGAGCTGGTCTACGAACCAAGGGTGCTGATTCGAACCCGGCAACACCAGTTGCCTTGGTTAACAGGGCTGCTGTAGGTCCTTGAATGGATGCAGCCACAATACCTCCGTTATGGGCAATACGTTCTTTGGCCCCCTCTGGAGTCATTCCAGAGGAGATCATATCTCCATATTCAGGAGACGTCTGCATCAGGTCTTCATGAGATCTTCCCATGATATCCTGAGCAGTACCTGAGTAAGCTCCGCCACCTTCCATGAGACCAACAGCCGTAGGAAGAGCTGCCTTGGTCCCTGCACCGAGTAGACCAAGTCCCTTGGCAACAGGCCCAGCTGAGACCAGTGAGCCAACACCTTGAGCTACAGTGCTTCCAAGGATAGCCGGGTTCTCAAGTGTACGGGAGAAACCTCCCAAAACATCACGTCCAAAATATTTCAGTCCAGCGACAAATCCACCATCCTTTTTGACATCAGCCTCATACTGAGTGTTGTTGTCCTGCTCATCTAGTTGAGCCCGTACCGCGGTTATACGCTCATTTCGTTTGAGGTTAATAGACTGACCACCACGGGTATAATCAGTGAAATCAGAGAGAAGTTTACTGGCTTCGAGACCCAACTTGGGACTAAGGATTGCTGCGCCCAATACACCTACGTTACCCAACGATGCGTTTGCACCTGATATCACGTCCAGTGCTGTATCTTTTACAGCCTGCTCTGTAGATCTATTCGCTTTCATGTAGTCACCAAGAGCAACAGAACCTTGGTCTGCTTGGTTCAGAATATCCTGAACTCTGTTACCGTATTTTTGGATGAACTCAAATGGTGTCAGTTCTTGACGGTCCTTCAGGACCGTGTTGTTGGTAGCGAGTGTATTACCGTTATTCCTTGCCTCACTCAAATTCAACAGGCTCTGGCCACCAGCCGTTACGGCTTCATTGATTGCCTTGACGTCTTGGAGCAATTTGTTGGATTCATCAGCCACGGGATAACCTCATATTTTCTTGAAAATACAATCTGGATTAATTCTTAATAGCAGATAAGGGAGGTGAAAACCTCCCTTATCATTATGATCAGATTTTATTACGTATTACCACTAAAAATATACGTGGTCAGTTTGAAATCGCAGGCCGGCTGTAAGTGGACAAGGCACTTGGTTCTCGACCCAGTCCCTGAGCAGCTTCTTCAATTCTTTCTAGAATCCTCTTAGACCTGTCCAGCAATTCGTGATTAGCCTTCGTGTCGTAACCATTTTTAATGGCGTTTGTGGCAGACAAGATATCACTTTGTGTTTTAGATCTGAGAGCTTGTAGTTGACTTGCATCGGATAGTGCTGTCTGTGAACCTCTTTGGTTCTGTATCCCCGCAACACCTTTGGTTATGTTAACGGACCCATCACTGTTCACGCTTGCAATAAGATCCTTTATATTCTTTGCGACACCTTTCATGTTGACACGTGTGGCGACCTTACTTCCTTCGTCTGGAGAGCCATATGGATCGCCACTAAACAAACCAAACCAACCTGATAGATCTCGTGTCTCAGGGTTGTTAGCAATAAGTGTACCTGCGATGTCAGGAGCCATACTCCCACCAGCAGAAAGGGCTATGGTTTCATTGATGGCTGCAATGACCGCATTTTCAGAGGTTCCCTGCATAGTTCCACCCTCGCCAGTCAATAACTTGGCAACTTGGATGATGGTCTTACCTTTGTTTGGTCTACTGACTAGATCATTAATGACCGCCTCGTTACGGTTAAACGTCTGATCAACAGTACCTTGGTCGATAAGGGTCTGAACATTATTGGCGGCGGACGGTTGAGCTTGTGCTACTTCAGATGCAGATGCAGAAGTACTCAAGGTTTCACCGGGAGATACCTGACTTGGACCAGGCTGTTGTCTGCCAGGTCTCACAGCAGACTGTACTGGAGCAGGACCAGGCTGGCTCGGAGTTTCACTTGCCGGTGCCTGTCGTGCTTTGACCCGTGCTGCCTGGTTTTCACTTATCCCATCAAACAAAGGCTGAGTAGCTTCGTTGATGTATTTGGTGATTGGGTCAAGCTGAGCATTGACCTCTTCCCCTGACTTAGGCAGGTCAAACAGACCATTCAGATTGCGTGCAAAAATACTATCCGAATTTGCTGGATTGGCGTCTGCATCCCTCTTGGTTTTTTGTTCTTTCAGGAGCTGAGTTTTGGCCCAATCCCGAAGCGGTGATTGCGACGGATCTTCGGCTACTGGTGGCTGGTTCCCCAAAGGTGCATCAGGGTTCGTGATTTGTAGGCTAGGGGTATTTGCATTGTCTTGACCAGAGGCACTTTGCAGCAGTTGCGAGGATGGGTTTTCACCCACTGAATTACCGGAGTAAGACCCTTGCGATTCACCTATGCTGGTGAGAATGCTCCGATCACCGTTTTCATAAGCAGTGATGGCTCGTGTAAGATCAGCATCTGAAACATTTTTGAATCCTTCCCATTCCTGACGGAGACCCTCAATTTTGCCCTGCATGCTTCTCGGGCCAGAGAGTCGCTTGTTAACCAGGTGCTCAAACATAGCATCCTGGGTATTCTCATCAAACACGGTGTCAGGAGAGAGACCCATCTCTTTGGCAGTGGCTTTTAGTGTGGCACCAACGATCTGATACATACCCATTGGTGTGGCGAGATAACCAAGCTTGTTTTTCTGGTAGGAACCATAAGAACCGTCAGATGATGCGAATTCACCCAACTGTCCAATTGTAGCCTTGGACACATCAACGCCGGCAAACTCTTTACCAGGTCTCTGAACCTGACCAAACAAGGTACTGTAGCCGCCACTTCCACTTTCATTTTGAATAATCAAATTCTGCAAAGCACTGCCACGAGGACCAGGATTGGTTCTTTGAGGACCTTGGTTCGTGTTTTTGGATGCAGGAGCAGTGTCGGTTTGTGGAGCCAATCGATCCAGAAGTGCCGAAGATTCGTCCGGTGGGGCAAATATACCGGCTTCACCAGCAAGGGTGATAGCGTGAATCGCTTCAGCTTTAGCACGAGGGTCCAATTTACTTTTCTGGATACTCTCAATTGCAGTAGCTGGAGTTGAATTACCACCACTCTGCATGGCATCCAAGGCAGCTGATTTAGCAATGTCAGAGATTCCCTGACTTTCCACGAGCTGGTTCTGAGCCCTGACAGTCTGTCCATAGGCATCATCAGCTATGGATGAATTCCTACCAGAAGTCCTTGTACTGCCTTGCATACCGGCAACCGTATCTGGCGTAAATCCGGCCTCAGACATAATTCTTATGCCATCCGGAGACGACATCATCTGCTCAGCCTGCTTCATCTTAGCAGGGTCTCCTGACATAGACAGGGCTTCTGCCTGAGCCAGGAAGCTTGCCAGGGCCGGTTGAGCAGCATACTGGGATTGTGTGTTATTATTATTCCATGCCGTCTGTGAATTGGCTTGTCCTGCGGCTTGGTCAGCAAGGCTCACACCACGCTGTTTAGTTCCCCACTGAATAGCATCAGCAGATACACCATTGGCTCGTGCCTCTTGAAGATAGCGATCCACAGAGGATGGATCCGTCTGTTGAGCCAGACCAGACAACCAGTTCTGGTCAGTTGATTTCTGATTCTCTGCGTTTACCCGATCGATGTTTGCCCGACGATCAGCTCCGAATTTACCAAGAGCATCACTGAGACCTCCGATACCATTGCTCAAGAGGTCTGCTGCATTTCGTTGAGAAGCGGATGAAGCAGCAAAGTTGGGAGCCGATACATCGCGCCAAGTCAGTGGACCAGCCATTATAAAATCCTCAATTTATTATCTATAAAATCAATTCTGACGACGAAGCTTGTTCTTGTCGATATAAGCCTGAGCATCCTGAGCAGAACCACCTTCGATCTGACCACGAGTTCGTGTGCGATCCTCAAGAGTTGTGTTGTATGACTGGATCTGGTTCGCCAAGTTGGTGTCGGTGACATCTTTCTGGAAAGCGAACTGCTCTTTAGCTAGCTTGTTGGATTCCCAAGCCTGCCAGAGATTACCAAGCGTTTGTATACCTTCGAGGGCAAGCTGTCCTGTACCGACGTTCCAACCCAGACCGGTGGAATTACCTGAACCATCTTTACTGGATCCAGGAGTCTTTAGTTGAGGAGCACTGACACTACGGTAGTCTAGACCACCTGGAATATTCCATGCATCAGAGGTATTGGCCTGTGCTGCTTGAAAATAGGAACCAGTTGGGTTGGACGCACCTTGTTTACCGAAATCCATCATTGGTGTGTTGGAGTTATATCCATAATTTGGTATTTGAAAGCCTGCCATTTGTGTCACCTATTATTAAGTAAATGCGTCTGGGAGAGCCAAACTGTAATCAGGGAATTCATAGAGGAGTTCTCTGGACATCTCTGCAATTTCACTTCCGGACATAAGTGTCCGGGTAAGAAAAGTGTCAGAGCTCTCGGCAATCGGGCCTTGTGTAGAGTCCACAAACATCATTGGATCGATCAGACCACCACCATAACCGAATTCCTCAAAATATGCTTGTTGTATTTCATTTGATTCTTTGGCCATCTTCTTGGAATAATCATCCCAGTCACTTTGCATACCCATTGTGTCTGCACTAATCATGTCCGAAATGGCTCGACCAGTGGCATCAGTCAACTTCAGTAGATTATCTACACGGAGTAGCTGATCCCAATGCATCGATATAGAGGTGCCATTTTGGAGAGATGCGGAGATGTTACCAGCAAGGATCATCAAGACTGCGCCGATAATCTGACCAATTGGACCAAGAGAACTGGCTAACCTTGAGACGATCGTGCTCAGGATCAAGGCTGCCATTGCATTGACAACAGCTCCGACAATTGCCGCGGTAAGTCCTACGAAACCGAGTGCTGATCCAACAGCAAGATGGGCGCCTAACAATCCAAGACCAGCACCACCGGTGAGGACAACACTGGCAATGGCAATCACAATGACGAGTAGAATTCTAAAGATACCGCTCTGATACCACTTGGTCTTCTTGGCAACATAGGAGTTGAATACGATAAACACACAGGCAGTTGCCATCTGCGTTGAGTCAACCAATGGGACTTCACGCCAGGTGTCATAGTGAAGCGGTACAATGAACCCTGACTCGTCAGCATCTTCTAGAGCAGTCTTTGCACTTGTGACAGCTGCTCTACCGGCATAAATATAATTACGATGGATAAGACCTATGATCTCGAGCCATGTGTAGGAACCATCATCTACCTGATGATACAGTCTTATTTTCTCATATAGACCTGGTTCAGATACTGTACTGCCGCCATTTTGTGCCGTGTAGACTGTCTGGGTAATGGTGTCTGTCCCGATATATTCGAACCAGTAATCACCCTTCTTGGCTCCAATCTTAGCAAGACCAGTGCCTGAACCATTGGTAATAAATGACCACTCCATGCGAACATCAAAGTGGGAGTTGACTGCTCCGTCACCATTGATGCGAATACGGTTGACTGGCATGGATGCAAAAGAGGGACGTGATGGTTCTGGATCCGGATCACGACCTGAGCTTGCAAAAGGATTGTTGACCCAAGCCAACCAGGCATCAAATGTGGCCTGTTGTGAAATCACATCTGCTTGCCAAATTGAATAGGTACTTGGACCTCCAGCCTGTGACAGCTGCAGTTTCTCAAAGAACGTGTAGAGGTATTTTTTGCATGATTTCTCAACGACATTAAGGGACACACCAAACGTAACGTAGGCATGGTCAATGTCAGCCAGATTATCATTGTCTTCCAGATCAGCGATGAGGGAGTCAAACTTCCCACCGGTGGCTTTCTTATAGGCACGCTTCACCTGGGCGTAAGCGTCAGGTAAGTAGGTCTCAGAGAGGAACTCGTTTTCGATCCGGATCGGTAGGAACGGGAAGAAATCCCCATAACTTGTCGAAGCTGTAACCAACGCATCCAGATCGGTATTCCCCGATCCAACCTTATAAATCAACAACTGAGTAGCGTCATATTCCCGGTAGGTGAATTCCTGGGTATCAATACGATACGACTCTTCCACACCATCGTCATACTGGTGCATCGTCTCCACCAGGGTAATGACCTGGTCAGAAGTGCCTGTGGCACTGCGACGTTCATATACCCGGTAGATCGTAGGAGTAAGGACTTCACTGAGGAGAACCCAGTCAACACCACTGGGATAAACATCCCCACCCGTCAAAATAATAGTATCACCAGTGACGAGAGCACTGGTTGATTCACCATCAACCAGACCATAATAGGCATAGACATACCGCGCTTCATAATCGAAGTTTACAGGGGTGATTGTTGTTGTGGAGATATCTGCAAAGGTGATCAGTATCTCATTTAGAGACTCTGAATAGTCAGCAGTCCATGCTGTGTCTATATCAGCTGGACGGTTTACCATCACCCATTGTCTTGCCCATTCTTCAACTTCAGCATAGCCAACTCTGGCTGTTTGAACCCAGACGGTCTGACCAACACCTGGAGTAATGGCACTTGCCACAAGCGATGCATTGAGTGCTCCATGGATCTCCAGGGAACCAGTTGGAAGACCCACCTCTCCGTAGTTATCTGGATCAGTCGACCACCGGTAAAAGTTCCTGAGTTTGATACCAGGACCACCTAGATACCCATTGTTCAGGGTCGATGAAATGCTTTCCTTGGTTCCCGACAAGACATTCCTGACCACCAGGCTCTTCATGTAATGTGGTCGATTCGCTTCTTCGCCGGCCATGTTATAGACGACGGAGTCGACGGCGATAATAGTGCCCATCAGCGTACTCCGTTAAGATCTATTATGGGGTGAGGTTGAGATTGGTTCTCAGGATTGTCAGGACTTCATCAAGCTCGGCATTGGTAAAGTTGGTTGGAGCCAACACACCTTCATCGATTGTCTTCTGGGTGATCCATGCATCCGAGAAGATCTTGGCTGCCTTGGTCTCTGCATCACGCTGATAGGAAGTGATCTGCTGTGTGTAGAGGTCCTTCTGTTTACCGACAGAACCAGTGATTGTTGTTACAGCATCAGAGCGTGTATCCAATGTCTGTGAACGCTGGACTTCAGCCTGTTCAGCCAGAAGGGTTGCCTGCAAAGGCAAGATCGTAGCATTGGTGTAATCGAGACCTTCACCCTGTTTGACCATGTTCCCGTAGGTGGCGTCTTCAGTGGAGATCTTCATCTTGGTCAAGCCGTAATTGGCTTCAGCGATCGCTGCCTCAAACTTGGACCTGGAGAGAACCACACGAGTTGTTTCAAGCTCCAGACGTGCCCGAACTGCTTCAGCTTCGGCCGCACGAGCCTGCTGTTGAACCATGAGGGCTTGCCAATATGTGGCGTCCTTGGAGAGCAGTACCTGGGTAGAGGTCTGTAGGGCTGCCGTAATGATACCTACATAAGCCTTGGTGTATTCAGCACCAGATATACGATTGGCTTCGTATTCGACCTTCAGGTGTTTAACCAGACTGGTCATCAACTTATCAAAAATACCGGTGCCATTCACAACACCTATTGTCAGGTCATCCATGTCGATCGGATTAATGACCGCATAGAGAGCACCTGATGCCAGTGGCTGATCAAACAGCACACTGGACAAGTCAATGTCGGGAATGGTGAAAGACTTGCCAGTCGTCAGGGTAGCCAACATTGAATTGGATAGAACGTCAGCGCCTGTTGCAGTAGCAACCATTATCTTACTCCATTCCCGGTATTAACTTGATAATCAAAGTTTGATTATCTTTATTCCATGCCCTTTGAAGCTGCCTGTGCAGCTGCGAGATCCGCCAATTGCTTGGTGGTCAAAGGAGGAAGGATTTCCAATGCAAACTCACGAGCCATACCGGACTCAACAATGGTTCGGCCACGGCTGTCCTTGCGGGTCTTGATGTTCAGGAACTGCCGGGACTTGAGCTGATTGTAGAGAATATAAGGCACATGATAACCGTTATCAGTTGCCTCACCGAAAGGAATGAACTTCTTCACCGTACCAAGAACACGGTTACCAACGGTGATGATCTCACCAGGAAGGTCTTTCTTCTTGGGATCCAGATTGGTAATCCGAAGACGAACAAGACGCATCTGCTCAGCAATCATGATTTCACGATCGGACTTCTTACGAGCCACAGGAGCAGCGATAGAGGAAGCAACTTCAACAGCCTCTGGCTCATCTTCATCTTCGACAACTTCGTCTACGGCTGCAGCTTCACCCTCGAGCTGGGTCTTGATCTTGGATCGCAGTGCATCGATACCGATGTTGTTGGAAAATACGATACCCATGAGCTTGGCTCGGGTCTTCAACATATCGATTTCAGAGACCTGAACTTCAGCTTCCTCAACTGGTTCAGCAACTTCAACCTTCTTGGTTTCTGTGGTGGATTCATTGGCGGTTTTCAGCACATCCTTGAAGAGGTTATCGGACGATACCGCGGTCTTTGAAGAGTCAGACATATAGGTTTCCTTGAAAATTTATTGGTTGTTTCAGGCTTAGAAAAAAGGGGAGAGAGTGTGCCTCTCTCCCCTTGGTTTTACTCAGTGGTCTTTATCAGACCGGTGCGACTGTCTTGATCAAGCCGATGCGTTCAGGACGCTTCAGCAGGATACCGTAGTACCACTTGATCGAACTGAAGCCGGTTTCACCGTAAGGATCATTCCGGTCGGCAGTTTCCTTGCCAGGCATTTTGGTCATGACCGAGAACTTCACGGTCTTGCCATCAGTCTGGAAGCCGATGGTGGAGAACGAGTCATCGCCAACAACCAGCATCGGGAAGACGTCGTACTCAGTACCAGTAACCCGATAACCAGGGTTGGTCGACTCGGTGGCACCAACACCAGCCCAAGACAGCATTTCCGGAACCAGAACGATG